AATTCTGAAATCGTAGCATTTCGTTCTGCTTTTTTAATGATAGCAAATGTATTAGAATAAGTGGTTTCAATGGGATCAATAATATCTTTTTTAGATCCTTTCATTCTTTTAAAAGGATTAACTTTACCACCTGATATAATTTCTCCTTTAGACGTAACATCCATGACTCTTGCAAAACCAATATATTCTTTGTTAGCAGCAACCATAGCATCGAATGCTTCTTTAGTAATTAAACCTCTATCTCTTGCGTATTCTAATAATCTTATATTGTAAGCAATAAGTTCTTGTCTAACCTTTTCATATCTTTTGATTAGCTTAGGATTATTAGCAACTTTCTCTGCTACCTCTAAAGTAATACCTGTTTCAATATCTGTCTTTTGTTTTTCAACAACTCTTTTAGAAATAGCATAGTTATTAAACTCAGCGTAAGTTTGTCTATTTTGTTGATCTCTAGCTTTTAAACTAAAAGGAACTTTTTTTGGAAGTAAAGGTATAGCGATCTTATCACTTAGCAAAGGTTGTAATATTTCTTTTAATGATTTACCATTATCTTTAAGTCTTGCATTTTGTGTAGCAGTTTCAATAAATGTACCAGCTCTATTTTCCATACCAAGTAATGCTCTAAATCTTTCATAAACATTTAAAGCACCTCTCATATTTTTAGTTTGTTGTACTTGTTCAATAATTCTTTTAATAGGATGGAGTCGATCAACAAGAGTAGTAACAGAAGCATCTTTTTTTCTAACTGTACTTTCCTTTACACCTTCAACAGTTGTAATAGGTTCTCTTTCAGAATATTTAGTTTTATTAAAAATAGCTGTCTCTTCTTTAGTTTCAAATTTAATACCTTCTTTAAATTTTTCAGGTTTGTAAGTAACTGTTTTTTCTTCTCCATATTGTCTTGGAGTAGTATTTGTTTTGCTTGGCATATCGTCTGCCATTGTTTTATGAATTACAATATCCTCAGCTAACTCAGGTAAAGTTCTTTCATTCTTCATCAGAACTTGTTTTGACTTTGCAGTAGCGTAACCACCATAATTAAACAAACCAAATAAAAATAAACTATCTTGCATTTGTTCTTTGCTAGGCATTTCTTGATGAATTAATGCACCTGTTGCTTCAAACCCTATAGCGTTAGCAATAGTTTTTTTAAATGGTCCTTTAAAAGCTCCACCTAATTTTAAAGCAGCGTAAATCTGAGCAGCTTCAGTTGCACCTGCTTTGATACCTTCATCAGTCCAAATTTTAAAAAATTCATTAAAGCCATTCACTTCATCGTTCATTAATCCTTTTAAATAAGTTTCTCTTAATGAACCAGCAGCGAAAGCTCCAACTGCTATTGATAAGTCAGCTGCTTTACCTTTTGTAGCAAGTAAAAGCGGAACAGTAGTTCCAGCATAAACAGGAAAATCTTTTACCAATCTAGATACATTCATAATATTTCTTTCTAAAAAACCTGTATCGTTAGGCATATTACTTAAATAAAGCTCAGGTATTTTTTCACCATGAACATAAGATTGATGAAGATCATAAATTCCTGCATCCCAACCTCTAGTCCAATATTTCTTAGGTTCAAAAATTTCACCAACTAATTCTTCTTTTCTTTTTTGAATAAAAGGTCGAGTATCATTTTGTGCTGCAAGAGATTCTAATTCTGAATATGTTTTTTCATGATCTGATTTTCCAATATCAATTACAGATTGCCAAAAAGATCGAATAGGACTTAAATTAACTTCCTTATAACCTAGCTCTTTTGCAATCTCTTCTGTTTCAACACCAGCTTCATGCAGAGTTTGTACTTGATTTTTTTTATATGCTTCAATCTCAACATCATCTACACCAGCATCTTTTAATGTTGTTAATTGTTCTGCTAAAACAGACATTATAATCCTTTTTTAAGTTCTAGTATTTCTTCAATAGTTAATTTTCTACCTAATTCTTTTTCTTTTTGTAATCTTAAAGTTTTAAGATCAGTTACAGTATTTGTATTAACATTAAAATTATTACGAATATCTTGAAAAACATCATTCATTTTAGGTAAAAAAGTACTTACATCATAACCAATAAAATTTTTATTACCTCTTGCAGCTGTAAGCATTTCATCAGGATTTAATCCTTTATTTAAACCATTCATATATCTAATATACATAGTATATTTAAAATTATTTAATCTAGTATCTCTATTAGGATCAAAACTTTTTAAAGCAGAACTTCCTGCGACTTCTAAAGAAAATAAATCTATAAAGTTAAAAAACTTAGTATGGTTTTCTTTAAACCCTTCTTCATTAGATTTTAATAATAAACTATTTAAAAATTTAATGTCGCTAACATTTAATGATTCTCCTGCTCTTTCCATAATTGACTTAGGGTTTGTTTCACCTAATAAAGTAAATGGATCGTAAACTGTGTTAATCTCATCATTAATAATAAATTTAATAATGTCATCGTTTTGATCAAACTTAGAAAAATTATTTACTGTTCCATCTCCAACTTTTTGATTAAATGAAATTAATTGTTCGACAGCAGGTTGATTGTTAGGAAATAATCTTTTTAATGTATCTGTATAAGTTCCTTGATCTTTTGCAAGATTGTTAAATACTTCATTAGTATTTTTTGCAGCTTCAAATTTACCTACTTGATTAGCAGTTAATATTTGAATTGATCTATCAGATTTAATAGCTTTGGCTTTTGTTTGATACTCTTTGTCAAATTCTATTACTTCTTGAGGAGATAAACTTTTAAAAAGATTTTGTAAATTTTCATTTCCACCAAATGTTTTGTTTTTAATTTCTTCATTAGCAATAACAAAATCTCTTGGATCAGCATCAAAAGGAACATCTAGTCCTGATAATAATGTATTAAATTTTTGTTTTTTAATTTGTTCACTAGCAACACTTTCTAATTTTAAAATGGTAGCGGCATCTACATCGTCAAATGCTCCTTGTTTTCTTGCTTCTTTAAATTGAAGAGGGTTATTATTAGCCATAGAAGTAGCTAAAAATTCTACTCCTTTTGAACTATAAGTTTTAATTAATTGTTTTTTTACCCCATCATCATAATCAGGATTCGAGTTAATTCTATTGATTTGATTTTTTTTAAATTGTTCAATGTACATTGGTCCTAATTCTTTTAAGAGTAAACTTTCTTTAACAAAATAATCATCATCTACCTCTTGATTTTCTTTAATTAAATTCAATCTAGCTTTTTCTAAAACTTTTGATTTTAATAATCCTGATGTTGCATAAAACTTTCTATCAATAGCTTTCTTTTCAAAGTTATTTAAACCTTTATGTTTGTTTACTTTATGATAATTATAAAGTTTATTAACTTCAGATTCGTAATAATCAGATGCTTGAGTAGGATTAGACTTACCTTTAGCTTCACTAGATATAGTTAGCCAACCTTTTTGAACAACTTTACCTTGTTCATCTTTTTGATCTTCATAAAAATCATTAAGTAACTGATATGATTTGTTATTAGCTTCAGTTGTTTTTTCTTGAATATAACTATCTCTAATAAAATTAGATACAGGTTGTAATGCAGAAGCTGGAGTTTGATTTACATTAAGTTTAATATTAGATTCAACACTTGGTGTTGCAGTTGTCATTGATCCTTTAGAGGTATATGTAGGTATCTTTGGCATTGACTATCCTTGCATCCTTAATAAACTTGTTCCTGTTTCACTAACAGTTCTTAATTGTGCTATTCTTGATTCTTGTCTAGCGATGTCTCCTTTGATTCTAGCAAAGTTAGCTTCTTCAAAGGCTCGAGATTTTCCAATCTCAGTATCATATTTCATTTTTTCTCTTGTCAATTCAGCTTCATGTAAATTAGCAAGTCTAATTCTTGCAGCTGTTCCACCTTGAGTTACACCTGATTTAGCTGTTTGAACAATCGTTTGACCTTCTAATTTTTCAAGTTCTTTATTAAAAGTAGCTAAATCTAATGTTAGTTTACTGTCTAAAATTTCTGCTTTTTGCTCTTTAACTTGAGCATTTCTATTTTGTACGCTTTGATTAAATTTACCATAAGCACCTTGTTGTTTAAATTGTGCTGCACCTAATGCTGCTACTACTGCTCCTTGCCAACCCATTAAAAAATCCTCGCATATCTGAAGTGATCTGAACCATCAAAACCATAATGTTTCATCAATCCTTCGTTTTGTAAACCAAGCCATGAAGC